TCAAAAGTAACTACAGGATCTACTACTGATACAGTTGTATTGTTAGTAGTAAAAGCGTTATTAAGTGCTGTATATTCTTTTTGTTCTGGACTCATAGCTTCTTGTACTTGTATTATTCTTTGGGCAGCTCTATCGAAAAATCTAACTGACCTTGAATTAACTCTTGTTGATGAATATCTTCCCATTTATAAATATTATATATCATTTATATCCTTAACTGTTTCTGCACCAAATAATACAGCAGCTTTATTAAAGAATTTCATAGACCCCTGTTGAAGTGTATTAATTCCATTCGGAACTAAGTGTCCTAGTAGGTTAATACTAAATTCTGTTTTAACTAATCTATCTTGACCCTGTACTAACTCGGTTAAAGTGCTATAATTATCTATCATAGCTCTAAAACTAAACTTTTCTGGGTCTCCCCAATATGCATCTGAAGCATAATTGACGTTTTCCACTAATTTATTCATTTGAGCAACGTATTGTGTGAACATTACACAAGAATAAACTATATTTACATAGTCTGGCATTACTACTCCCTGATATTCTTTAGCAATTGATCTGTTATTCAGAGCAGAAAACCTATCGTAAGTGTTTTTCTTACTATATGTCTTTTCAAATACGCCAAATTGTGTAGGTAAGTTAGCATCCATCTTATTTCCTAGCTGTCTATTCTTCTCAACACTGTCTCTCTTTATCATTATCAATGGAAGTTGTATTTTTCCATTTCTATCTCTATAGTATCCATCCTTTTGTACTGAATGCCAACGTTCTGGTGATCCATATAGTACAGGAACAGCTTTTGTAGCACCGTTTTGTAGTACTGAAGGTTTAATTACATTAGTAAAGTAGTAAAATATAGCTTCATCTATATCTTTTAACCCTATTTCAAACCTTTTTACATTATCATCCTTTACTGATCTCTGTAATTCTCTCTTTTTAAGATCGTTTATTGGTTGTTTAGATCCACTATACGCTTCTACTCCATAAGTTTTTATAGAGTCTTGAGATAATTGTTGTTGAGACTTAGGTAAAGGTTTATTATTTGGCATATTTTCTGTTTATATGCATTTTGTAAGCTCTTTTAAAGCTACTAAACACTTTAAATAGTTGTTCTAACTTTTCATCCTGTGGATACTTACGGGTAACCTCTTTAAAGTCTTCATAAGACTCTTCTATATTCTCAGCAAGTGATATTAATGGTGTATATTTTACATCCCAAGAGTATTGACCAGTATCTGGGTTAAATCCTGTTTGTTTGGTCTTAAAATCAGGACTATCTTGTTTCCAATCCTTTTCTTCTTCTTTAAGTATGTCTTTTATTTTCATATCTTTAGTATTCTTGATTTTGAGCAAAAGTTATACCAGTTTGCTCTCTCCTGGTCATATGACAGTCTAATATTAATGATATAGAGGTGCCAAATTGACTTCCGTAGCTAGATAAGTTATAACTCTTATCTCTCCCAAGGAATAATTGGTTCTCTCTAATAGTATCCACTACATAATAGTCTTCTTGCCAATTTAATATATCACCTACCTCAGGTACTGTTGAAACGTCTTCTAAATCTCGTCTTAACAGTGCAAAGGATGCTTCTCTACTTAAATCAGGTCCAAAATCGTCAGATGTTACTACTTGATCACCTCTAGTTATAAGGCAATTAAGCTTTAACGGTTCAAAAAACGATTTAGTTAAACCTTCTCCGTATATATTTACTTCAGTATCTTCTATATTAAACTTATAGTATAGAATCTCTTGTTCTACTACATCTTTAAGTAGTTCTCGATTGATACCTACTAATAAGTTAAAGTCTCTGTTAGATCCAAATAGCATTATACCTTTTCTATTGTTTGTTTACCTATTTTAACAAGCTTTACGTTAGGATACTTTGACATAGCTGTATTTTTCAGCGATTCAAAAGCTTCTTCAGCGCTTTTCTGTGTAATAAGTTTTATTTTTAATGTTTCTACGTTCTCCATTGTACTATCAGCTACTGTTACTGTAGTAATACCTGGTAAAGCTCTTATTAAGTCAACTATTTGTGTCTTATCGCTACCATCTTCATACATTACTTGTACCATTGCTTCATAAGTATTGTACTGAACCTCGCTAAGTATTTTCATTAACTTCATTATCCTATATATAGTTTCATTGGCACTCCAGTTACCATTTTTGCATTAGCTTCCATCTCTCTTACCTGTTGTTCCATTTGTTCTACTCTAGAAGTACCTTCTAATAGTGTTCTTAACTGTTCTAATAGAGAAGCTTTCTCTGATCTAGCATCAGCTAATAGATCTGCTTGATTTAAAGTGGCTTCTGAACCTGGTACAGGTACTGTTTGGTATTTACCACGTATATAAGCTAACATTTCTTTAGCTAATGCTGCGGCATACCTATATATCCAGTCTCTACCTACTGAATTAATGTCTGTGTATACAGGGTTATTAAAATTAGCATTAAATATATTAGTCACAGGGTTATCTCCGCAGCAAGCGCTATCGCTAGTATTAATAGTAGCACTAGAATCTGTAGAGGATAACTTATCTGTGTTTTTAAAGTATTCGAATCTTAATTTACCTGCTTTTTTCGGTATAGGTAATAAAGTCAACTGATTATTCATTATTTCAAACGAATAAGCCGACCTTCTTATCTGATCATTGAATTCTATTGCTTGAGTCTTTAATATATCGTAAGAAGCAGGCATTAGTAAGAAGTTTACCCCTGGACTATAAGATCCAAAGTCAAAAGCATCCATTAACGACTGTACTCCTGTACCAGTTCCTGCATAAGGGTCAAAGTACCTTACTATAGCTGGGGGTGCTTCGTAGAATATACGTCTTATCTCTATTCCACCTTCTATATTATTATCTACAGCCCATTGATTAAGGTCATAATTTTGTTGATCAGCTATTAAATCTAGATTACCTGAATATTTAGTAATATCTCCTCCAACTTCAGCTTCTATACCGTATTGTTGACTATATCTTATTTGTTCGTTTAAGTTTGGTTTAATAAGATTGTTATTCTGTACTGTAGATTGTTTAGATCCTTGTAAGTTTAGAAAGTTTTGTTTTATTACAGAAGCATATACTTCATTTCCGTATGTTGTAATTGATTCTTCAAAACAAGCGTAGAAAGATCCTGATTGTAATTCAACGTCCATTAGTGGGAATCCTAATTTAGTTGCACAGAAAAAAGCTACCTTATCAGCATCAGTTTGAAACTGACTGTCTGAGTCATAAAATCCGAATGGTGTTTGTCCGGCAGCAAATGTACTCGAGCCGCCGTAAGTTATTATATTAGCCATGAGTTAAGATGTTGTTATATAATATTCGATTTTAGCTGATCCCGATACTGGTTCTACTAATATATCTCTAATATTATCATAATTAATATTACCTACAGAATAGCTTCCTGTCATTTCGTTAGAAGTTAACATATAAGAACCTCCAGGTTTTATTTTTTGATGAAAGTTTTCTGTTGAGCTTGATATCTCAAGATTAACACTATATGTGTCGTTTAAGTTGCTAATTCTTCCGTAAACTATCGAACCAGTTATAAAAGTTCCTCTATCTATAGCACCGTTATAGGAAAATATTCTAGTTTTAGATCCAGAAGGAGCTAGTAAAGTTCTATGGTCTAAATAATTTACACCAGAATATGTTTTGCTGTAGACATTGTTTTTATTATTATCATCTAGAGTGAGGTTCTCTAAAATCACTACTTGTACATTTGCCATACTATTACGTTTTCTTTTATAAATAGCAATAAAAAAAGAGGGCTTACGCCCCCTCTTCTTAAAAATTCAAAGTTCTTAAGTTAATCTTTCTTGAAGATGTAATATAAGACCATCGCACCTACTAAACCTAGCAAGCCTTCGTTACTCAATCCTCCCAATATACCCATGATATTATCTACCACTGATACTTCAGGCCAGAATGGTATAGATGCACCTTTAAAAAGTACTTCTAATACAACACCGAGAGCAACAATGCTCATTCCAATTTTCGTAAGTTCGTCGGCCCATTGACCAACTTTTTTAAATAAATCCATATAATTGATTTTAGTTAAACAAAAGGTAACTGTTAACTTGTGAAAGGAATTCCATCTTATATAAATAGGCAAAAAAAAAAGAGGCCCGTTAGGACCTCTCTTTCTTACTATATTCTAAAAAGTAGAATCTTAGATTAGATTGTGATCTGATACAAAGATTTTACCGTAGAATTCTGGTCTGATCATCTTCTTAGCATATCTTGTCATAAGACCTTTTCTTGGTGTAAAAGTCTCTGGGTCATATACTAGAGGAGTCATCATTAATGGTACATACGGTGCATATACAGCTCCTGTTTCTAGGAATTGTGAACCTCTGTATCCCATTAAGATAATGTTCTCAGTCATGTATGGGTTTTTGTATACTTTGAATCTGTTAGCAAAGCTACCGACTCTTTGTACTCCCATGTTAAATTCAGCCTGATCTCCATCAGTTGAAGCAGCATATCCTGGAATAGATTCTAAGATTGTTGCAATGTTTGGAGAACATACAAGGAAGTTTGCACCACCTCTTAATGTTTTTTGGTGAATTTTGTTAGATACTTTTTGGATTTTAGTTCCTAAAGTTTGGAACCATTGTCCTTGAGTATTGTAGAATCCTCCTGATCCAGCAGCAGAAGTAACGAATGCAGATCCGTTCCAGCTTTTGTTAGATTTAGCTGACCATTTTTCAGTAGTAGCAGCATCTTGGATTAACATATCTAAGATCTCTAAGTCAATCTCCATAGAGATATATTCAGATAATAAAGATGTTAATTCAGCTTCAGCATCAATACTGTGGTAAGCGTTAAGGTCTTGAGAAAATTCTGGTGTCCATTGTGCTTTTAATTTTCTAGTTTTAGCAACAATTGCTTCACTAGCTAATTTAACATCAATAGATGGAATAGAGATAGAAGTGTCAACTGCTCTTGAAGAATCAGCTTCGAAGTCTCCTCTATCGTTATCAACTGGTTGTTTGTGGTATACAATTGATCCAGTTAATGAAGCGTCTACAGTAGTATCAGCTTTTGCAATAACGAATGTTACATCGTTTCCAGATACTGAAGTATACTTTGGATTAGATACGTCAACAGATGCAGATAAGATTCTAAATGCTCTTACACCTTTTAAGTCAGCGTTTAATCCAGAGAAACTCTTTGTAATTTTGTAGTAGTCTGCAGGATCTACTCCATCTTCGTAAGATATAGAAGCAGAATCAGCAGCTACAGCAGCTTCTTCAACAGCAACAGATGCACTATTGATAGTGTATCCAAATTTTCCAGCTCCGTAAAGACCTCCTGATGGATCAGTATCAGCAGCCATTTTACTAGCTCCTTCTGATACGTTTCCGTATAAATTGTCTCCAGCAGCTCTTCCATTTCTAGAGTCTCCATATTTGAAGTCTAAATAGAATACAAGTCCTGAAGGTAAATTCATTGGTTGTACAGATACGAAATCTTGTGATACGATTTGAGCGAATACTTTTCTTACTAATGGTAAGACAACACCAGCCCATTGTTCACCAGCGCCAGCAGAGAAAGATCCTCCACCTACGTTAGTTGTGTTTGCTTCAGAGACTACTTGTTTTGCTTGGTTTTCAAGAATCATTGCCATGTTATTCATGACTTTTTTATCTTCAATACCTTCTAACAAACCAGATTTAGCCCACTTTTCAGCAAGTTTTGCAGAGTCTTCTTGTAAATTCTTGTAAGAATTAGAACCCTCTAATAATTGGTTAATTTCCATTTTAATTTAATTTTTTAAGATTATTGTTTAATAATACCGGCTAACATTTGCATTCTTCTAACCGTATTAGATACTTCAGCGATTACTTCTGGCTTACTTGCAGTAGTCCCAGTAGCTTTACTTGCCATACCTAATTTAGTTTTTGATTCTTTAATAGATTTAGCAGATTCTTTTTTACCTACTACACTATCAGAAACAGTTTCAAATACAAGTTTAACTTCTTTTACGCTCTCAGCTTTATCAAAAGCAGCGATAATGTTAACTTTTTGACTTTCTGAAAGGTCGTTTGACTTGAAGATCTTGTTAACGTAAAGTAATTTAGAGTTTAAAAGATTAACCTCATTAAGGTCTTTCTTTAATGTTTCGATAGTTTCTAAAGCTTCTTGAAGTTCGTTTGATTCTTCAGTTACTTCTTCTTCCATCTTTTTGTCGTCTTTCTTACCTTCGTCTTTGTGGTCTTCTTTAGCCTCTTCAACGTTTTCGTCTTTGTCATCGTGCTTAGCTTCTTCAACTTCTTCTGAAGTTTCTGCTTCTAATTCTCTTAAAAGCTCATCTAAGTCGATTTCTTCTTCGTCTGGTGCATCCATAGCGTCCATATCATCTACTGCAGGTTCATCACCTATAGCTTCGATATCTCCACCATCCATGTCATCAGCTGGAAGTTCTTCGCCGTGACCTCCTTCTTGAGCGATAATATCTCTTACTATATCTTTGAACTGGTCAATAGATAATTTAGAAATATCTTCATCTCCGTCTGGCATATCATCAGCTGGCTCTTCAATAGGAGCTTCGTCTTCAGATTCTTCTGAATCATCCTCTGCTTCCTCTTCGTGTTCAGCTTCAGCTACTTCTGGCTCTTCTG